CTTTAGAAGAATACACAGGACATATGTATGCATCCCTACCAAATTGAAAAGGTGTAATATTATGGAAGATAATAAAAGCTATACAAGAAAAAAGAAATCAATAAAAACAAAAACTTCGGCAAATGACCAACTTATTAAAATTGCTAATGTCAAGAAAGAAGAAAAAAGATTAAGAAAAAGTTATGTCGAAATAAAAGATAATAATGTATTAAATATAATTGATGGGCTAATAATGAGAGCTGCATATATGAGGATTCAGCTGGAAATATATGAAAATGATTTGAATATAGCTGGCTATGTAGAATTATTTACACAGTCTGAGGAGGTAGCCCCCTACGAAAGAGAGAGACCAGTAGCAAGACTTTATAATGCCCTAAATAAAAACTATCAATCAATAATAAAACAACTGGCCGACTTAGTACCAAAGCAAACAAAAATAGAGAGTGATGGATTTGAAGAGTTCTGCAAAGAGTAAATTAAAAATAAAATATGATGAAAAGTACAATCCAATCTTAGAATATTATGATTGGATTTTGAATAATAGAGGCTCTGTATGTACAAAGATATTTTCTGTATATACAGAGCTAAAAAAAATAATAGAAGATGATAATTCTATATGGGAATACAATTCTAAAAAAGCTAATAAAGCAATAGAATTTATAGAAAATTTTTGCAAGCATTCAAAAGGAAATTTAGGTGGACAACCTTTTATTTTAGAGCTTTGGCAAAAAGCTTTAATAGCTGCTACATTTGGAATTGTACATAAAATAGATGGTACTAGAAAATTTCAGGAAGTACTATTTATTGTGGCAAGGAAAAATGGAAAGTCAACTTTGGCAGCTGGTATTGGACTCTATTTGATGATTGCAGATAATGAGCATGGTGCAGACATATTTGCATGTGCTACCAAAAAAGATCAGGCTAAATTGATTTGGCTTGAAGCTAAAAGAATGGTAAAGAAATCTCCAGTACTTTTAAAAAGAATTAAACCTTTAGTTAGCGAAATGGTATCAGAATTTAATGATTCATCTTTTAAACCTTTGGGCGCAGACAGTGAAACACTTGATGGATTGAATGTTCATGGTGCTATGCTGGATGAAATACATGCTTGGAAAACTAAAGATTTATATGATGTAATAGTCGATGGTACAACATCAAGAGACCAGCCTTTAATTTTTGTTACTACTACGGCCGGAACTATAAGAGAATCAATTTATGATATTAAATATGATGAAGCTGAACTAGTAATTAATGGTTACTCGGATGAAAATGGCTATAAGAATGAAAGACTATTACCAATTATTTATGAATTAGATAATAGATCTGAATGGACAGACAATGTAAATCATTTAAAAGCAAATCCAGGACTTGGCACAATTAAAAAAACTGATCAGCTACAAGCAAAAGTTGATAAAGCAAAATCAAATGCACTATTGATAAAAAATTTATTATGTAAAGATTTTAATATCAGGGAAACAAGCAGTGAAGCATGGTTACCTTTTGAGGTGATTTTAAATAAAGAAATATTTGATGTACTGGAATTAAAACCAAATTACGGAATAGGTGGAACAGACCTTTCTAGTACTACCGACCTTACGGCTGCTAAGGTTCTTTTTATGTTACCAGGTCAATTAAAAATTTTTGTAATGCAGATGTATTGGCTTCCAGAAGATTTACTAGAAAAAAGGACTAAGGAAGATAAAATACCTTATGACATATGGCGTGACATGGGATTGCTTAGGACATGTGAAGGAAATACAGTACATGCAAAATATGTTACTGAGTGGTACTTAGAAATCATGAATCGATATGGTATATACCTTCCATGGATTGGTTATGATTCTTGGTCTGCTAAGTATTGGGTTGAGGAAATGAAGGGTAACTTTGGTGAAGAAAGTATGATACCAGTTATCCAAGGTAAGAAAACTTTATCAGGCCCAATGAAAAAGCTAGGTGCAGATTTAGAAAGCAAATTAATTATTTATAATAATAATCCGATTGACAAATGGTGTCTAAGTAATACAGCAATAGATGTTGACAAAAATGATAATATACAGCCTATCAAAACTAGCAATCAGAGAAGGCGTATAGATGGTACAGCTGCTTTATTAAATGCTTATGTAGTATTACAAGATAAAATGCAAGATTATATCAACATGATTTAGGAGGTGAGACATGGAAAAAAGAGGACTTCTTGAAAAAATATTTGGTAAAAAGAAAACCGATATACTACCTAGTAAATCATTTGAGCTTATTAATACAAGTTCTAGTGCATTCTATCCATGGACAAATAATTTATTTGAATCAGATATAGTAAGAAGTGCAATAAGACCAGTTACAGCAGCAACGGGAAAGCTTAATGCTAAACATTTACGAGGCTCGGACAATATACAAATAAATCCGACAAACTGGATTAAAGATATTTTAAGACAGCCAAATCCATACATGAGTATGAATGATTTTCTTATCAAGATGACTTTTCAAAGAGAATTAACACACAATGCTTTTGCTTATGTATCAAGGGATATAAATGGAAACCCTTATGAAATATATCCTATACCTTATGCAGGTGTTGAGCTGCTAGAAATTAGTGGTGAAGTAATTGCAAAATTTAGATTTTGGACAGGCAAGGAAATGAAAGTACTATATTCTGACTTGATACATCTTAGAAAAGATTTTAACAGTAATGATTTTTATGGAGACTCAGGAACTTATGTTTTAAAAAATATTATGGAAGTCATTACAACAACAGACCAAGGAACTGTAAATGCTGTAAAAAGTTCGGCAGTACTAAAGTGGATACTTAAATTTAAATCTGTATTAAAGCCAGAGGATAAGGATTTGCAAGTAAAAGACTTTGTAAAAAATTATCTAATGATAACAAATACAGGTGGAGCAGCAGCTACAGACCCAAGATTTGAAGTTGAGCAGGTCAAAGAAACAAACTATGTACCTAACGCACTGCAAATGGAAAAGGCTATACAAAGGTTATATTCTTATTTTGGAGTAAGTGAGAATATAGTACAAAATAAATATAATGAAAATGAATGGCTCGCATTTTATGAAAGTAAAATAGAGCCAATTATAATACAATTTTCAAATGAATTCACAAGAATATTTTTTACTAAAAAGCAAATAAATTTAGGTAATAGAATTGTATTTGAAAGTAGTAATCTAGCTTATGCAAGTATGCAAACAAAACTTGCTTTGGTACAGTTAGTAGATAGAGGTGCATTGACTCCAAACGAATGGCGAGAAGTATTAAACCTTGCACCAATAGAAGGTGGAGACAAGCCAATTAGAAGGCTTGATACAGCTGAGGTAGATGGCGATAAAACAGTTGATGATGAGGAGGATGAAACAGATGTCAAAAACAAAGATGGAAAATCTTGATAAAAATCAAAAGCAAATCAGAAATTTTATAACTTTTGAAATTAGATCCAAAGAGTCTAATGATAAAAAAGAATTATTTGTAGAAGGTTATGCAGCAACTTTCAATTCTCCAACTGTTATGTTTGAATATGATGGAATTGAGTATAAAGAGCAAATTGATGATAGAGCATTTGATGAAGCCGATATGAGTGATGTAATTTTTAATTATGACCATAGAGGAAAGGTAATGGCTAGGACTAGAAATAAAACTCTTACTATATCTACTGATAAAAATGGATTATATTTTAGAGCTAAATTAGATGGTACAGAAGAGGGGAGAAGATTATACGAGGAAATAGATGGTGGATATATAGATAGAATGAGCTTTTCTTGGACTACACAAGAAGAGGCTTATGATAGCGAAAATCATATGAGGACAATTAGAAAAGTAAAGAAATTATACGATGTAGCGGCGGTGTCGATACCTGCGTATGAAGATACATCAATTTCGGCTAGGTCTTACTTCGAAATGGAAATCGAGAAGGAAAAAGCACTGGTAAGTGCTGAATTGCGTAAGAAATTGATAATACAAACATTATTATAATAGCTAATTTGAAAGAGAGGTAATAAATATGAATCCAAGATTGCTTGAAATTGAAGCAAGAAAAAAAGAAATTAGAACTTTGCTTGAAGGAAATACAGAAGTTGATTTAGCTGCTTTAGAATTAGAGCTAAGAAATTTAGAGACTGAAAAAGAAACTATAGAAAAAAGGCAATTGTTATTAAATAGCATTGGAACTGCAAATCAAGAAAAAGAAGAAAGAACTATTATTAAGCCAGAAGAACAGGAAGAAAGAAATAAAATTCCTGCAACTCCAAAAGAAGAAAAAAAATTAAAGCTATATAGAAACCTTGGTGAGCAGCTTAAATCAATTAGACAGTTTACTTTGACTGGAAATATTGATGAAAGATTATTGAAAATAAACAAAGAAGAAAGAGCAGCTTCAGGCATGAATGAAATGAATCCATCTGAAGGAGGTTTTGCACTTCAAACTGATTTTGGTGGAATGCTTATGGATAGTGCTGTGCAAAATGGCGAAATATTAAGTAGAGTTGACTCTTATGAAATTTCAGCAAATGCCAATAGCGTAAGATGGGTTGACATTGATGAAGAGAGTATCAGCAATACAGTATTTGGTGGAGTACAGGTATATTGGGCAGCAGAGGCAGCAAGTGTAACATCAAGTAAACCAAGCTTGAAAGAAAGAAAATTAGAACTAGAAAAATTAATGGGGTTAGCTTATGCTACTGATGAAATGATAGAAGATACTAACTTTATTTCTGACTTATATTCAAGGGCTTTTGAAGCTGGAATAATAAGAAAGTTTGAAGATGGAATAGTTGCTGGAACTGGAGCAGGACAACCTCTAGGATTTTTAAATGCGAATAATAAAGTATCTCAAGCAAAGGAATCAGGACAGGCAGCAGACACAATTATCTGGGACAATATTGTTAAAATGTATAATAGAAGGCTTAAAAAACCTAATAGTAAGTTTGGTTGGCTTATGCATCCAGATGCAAAAGAG